ACCAACGCTTAGAAGTAATGGTCATGGAATGAGTGTTGCATACAGGATGTTGAGTTATGGCCAATACACAGATGACGACACCAGCTCTACTGTTGCAGCGCGCGACTATAAGAGCGCTACAGACCTTGTAGTTACACCTTCTTACCCGTACACGACTTCAAGCCATGCAAAATACGTGGAAGGAGTCGGAACGCTACGTGCTAACGGTGGAGACATTGGCGGTGGTTCAGAGACCATTATTGTTCAACCAATTGCGATTGACGGACGCAGAAACGATGACATCAGACTTGACGACTCTGGAATCATGAGAACGCTTGAAGCGCGCATGGGAACTGGTGGGAACAACGTCCCATACATAGCGATGGACGACGTTGAACAGAACAACGATGAGATGATTGTCAGAAGACTTACCCCTATTGAATGCGAAAGACTCCAAGGGTGGCCAGATAACCACACCCTCTATAGGGCTGACGGAAAACTCAACAGCGACTCAGTTCGATATAAAATGTGTGGCAACGGAGTTGCTTCTCCAGTAGCTAAATGGATTGCAGAACGAATTAACGATTGCTATCCAGCAACGCCCTTGTAGCTCAGTGGTAGAGCAACCGCCTTGTAAGCGGTAGGTCGTCAGTTCAATCCTGACCGAGGGCTCTCATTCGTCAAAGTCGTCTGGTTTTTCACCACATACAGGCTTGCGTTTAATCACACGCTTCTTGATACAACAGCAAATCGTTGCGTTCACAACGTTTCCTCTTCTTTTTGCATTGTATATGCCCTTGTGCCAGGACCGATTGGGTTTACTGAAGTTACATGGAATTCATGAATCAGCAAGTTTCTTACGAGCCAGTGAAGCGGATATGAGTGTGCATCACGTGCATGCTTTTTCCTGAACTCGGCAGAGAACGCGTATGCGCGCTTGCGAAGACCCGGTGTAGCAATGTTTTCTTCAATGCAACGCTTTACCCCATCCCACCCATCTCTTGAGTACTGGAGAATTCTCTTGTCAAGGTCATAGTCTTTCCACCAACGGCGCTGTGCATCAATATGTGGGAAGCATTCGTAGAGTCGGTCATAGAATTCCGGCTCGGTTTGGACAACATCACCAATTCTCCTGATTGCCACAGCATGCAAAGGAATCCCAACACGCGTGTTGCTCCCAGTAATCGCAGCAAGGTCGTAGTACTCGCAATATTCTGCACCATGTTCTTCGCTGATGAACTTCAGAACATCATCCGTTTCCCAGTCATAAATAACCTTTGCAAAACGAAGTGGGATGTTTTTCTTCATTTTGTATGGAGTCACAATGTAGTTCTCATGCAGCTTCTGTACACAAGACCGGTAACGAATCATTGACTCGTTTGCCCTAACGCCAGTGATAAATGCAACTCGACCAGCTTTCCCTTGCATTGTGTAGTAGTCAACAGACTGCGGAAGAGCTTGATTTGGGTCAAGTCCAAAGCTTTCTGCTCGAATTGCCCATGGTGGCATCTCTCTAACCAAACGGCCTTCTTTTGCGCGATAAGGGGACCAGAGCAAACAATACTCACGCCTACCAAGAACCCAAATCTCTTGGCCGGCTGGTAGGCAATACCATTCCATGTCAACCCAGTCATAGTTGCGAACTTTCTCAACGAAAGCAATAACTGTTGGGCTCACCATTTCTTCATCTCGGAAGATTACTTTCACTGGTCCAAGACCACGCTCTTCATGAATCTCTTTTGCGAGATAAAGTACAGCCGTTGAGTCTTTGCCTCCAGAGAACTGTACGCACACAGTGTCGAACGTGTCGTAGACATGGCGCATTCGCTCACGAGCTGCATCAACGCAGTTCATATCTAGAAAGAGGCGTTGTCTAGTCACTTGCTTTGCCTAACCCTCTTATTACGTCAAGTTCAGCGCCGGTGTAGGGACTTGATTTACCATCCCACAAAGGTTGGCCCCAGGGATTATGCCACTCATCTGTATCTGGCTCACCCATATCCATTCCTGGCTCATCTAGAAAGAGGCGTTGACGTGTCATAGGATGCTCAGTATAGTGAGTAGAGGCCTAATGTCAACCAAGGAGAAACTATGCCTATCAGCACCTACTATGTTTTAGAGATTGACCCAATAGGAGACGGAAGTCTCGTGTGGCAGGCTAGGTGGGATGGCGATAAGACTGTCAGTATTTATCGCGGAACTGTTTCAGAAGAAGAGATTGTTGTTTCCCGATTGCAATCAATTCAGGTGACATCAACAAATAAAAAGATTAAACACGAACAGTTTGTGGCAATAGCAACAGAGTTTATTAATGAAATGATTAAAAACAAAACTACTTATTAAAATTGGGGGTGGCCTGAATATCGGGAAAACAAGCCACCCCCAGAACTGCGGAGGCATCTTCAAGTCCGGTCAGAGTAAAGATGTTCTTGCGCATTGGTCACATTCTACACAGATACTTCCACCTGATAGAGTGAACCTATGGCGCATGAGTTAGAAATAGTTAATGGCAAAGCAAACATGGCTTATGCTACTGGCGGGGATAGAAAGATTCCCTGGCATCGTTTAGGCACCCCAATGAAGGGTCTTCAGACGATGGAGGCGATGCTCGAAGCCGCGAATGCAGACTTTGATGTAGTTATTTCTAAAGTAGCTGCAGTTGACGCGGAAGGCAATTTGCTCAAGAACTCTGACGGCTCAATTGTCATCATTGAAGACAGCCGAGCAACACTGCGCCATAATCCTGATGGCAGTTTCAACGCGCTAGCTACTGTAGGCACACGTTACGAAGTTCGTCAGAATCGTGAAGTGCTTGAAAGAGCTCTTGCTGTAGTTGGAGCTTCAAGTGGTGACGCTGTTATGGATACGGTTGGGATATTGAAAGATGGACGTCGGTTCTTCGCAACGATTGAGCTTGACACACTAATCCTTGACCCAAGTGGCGTTAATGACAAGATTGCTCGATACCTAGTTGTCAGTTGTGGTCATGATGGCATCTGGCCAATCAGATATGCAAATACTGATGTGCGCGCAGTATGTAACAACACTGTCGTGATGGGCTTGTCAAGCGCTCAACGCGTTTTCACTGCAAGGCATACACGTAATGTTGACACTGTTATGGAAGATGCACAGCGCGTACTAGAGATTTCAACAGCCTGGGGTCAGGCATTCTCTCGCGAAGCTGAACGAATGCTCTCAATCAATATCCCCAATGGGAGTTTGAAGATTGACAAAGTCCTTGAGAAGGTTTTCCCAGCAGAATCAGGGGAAACAGCTAGACAAAAGAAAAATCGTGATGAAGTTCACACCATGATTCGTAGTCTTTACCTAAACGATAAAAACGCTGGCAAATATGGGTTTAACGGATGGTCTCTTTACAATGCGATTGTTGAATACATTGACCACTACAGGTCTGATGACCCAACTGCTGGAGCGATAGCGGCAATGGACGAGAATTCATTTGGTACACAAAAAAAGATTGTTGCTCATAAAGCGGTGGTATTATGAATTCATGTCCGATTCGATGAATTCACCAGACTGGGATGATGACGAGCCGATATTCATTGACGACGAAGATTTTGAAGGTGATTCACTAAGTCTTGATGAGTTAAAAAAAGAAATATTCCAAGACAAGATAATTCACGGTTTTGTAAACGAAGCATTTCACTTCAATGGTCGCGAAGCAATTAATGAGATACTTAGCGAAATTGAACGCAAAATGGGCTGGAAGCTTGAAATCATTGCCACTCGCGGAAGCATTGAGGACGCAGTTCTTGAGCGCACAAACACTTTTGATGAAGACGCATGGATTAGATTTTTAATGTCTGACGTGTATGACCGAATGTCATACAGGGTCATCTATGAAAGCGAACTAGCTGTTGATGAGTTCATGGATGATAGTTACGAGAGCCTTAGTTTGGGGGCTCGTACCCGTAGATATATCAAGAAAACAGTCTGGAATCTTTTTCAAAATATCTAGTTGGTGGTTGACATCCCGATATGTGAAGTGTAGTTTGTAGAGAACGCAAACGAGCCTTCGGGGGGCACATGTCAGATTACAGTGAAGTTGATATTCCAATTGTTCCGAAGCTCAAGAGCTCATGCAAAGGGATGCCAGTTGAATGGTGGTTCCCAGAACACCCACCAACATCACAGCAGAGTTTTAACGCAGCTCGGGCTGTTGAAGTTTGTAAAACATGTGTTGATATTGAGGCGTGCGGAGAGTTCGCTATCCAGAATCCAAGGGTGATTGGTATTTGGGGCGGTATGTCTTGGAAGCAGAGACAGAGGATTCGTGTAGTGAGAGAGAGAAACGCTACCTTTATCCGGATTGAAGAAGAGAAACAGAAACAACGCGCAATCGCTAATGAATTGAAAGTACGGCAGGCGCAATGATTTCTCGTGCTGTAGATGATTTTCTCGGTCGCCTTGATGGCGTGAAGCCTGCTGGTGACAATCAATGGTCTGCTCGTTGTCCGTGTAGAAACGATGACCAAAATCCTTCTCTTAGTATTTCTCAAGCCAAAGACACTGGCGATGTGCTTGTTACGTGCCACAGGGGAAACGGCTGTGACACGAATCAAATCTGTGATGCGCTTGGAATGAAAGTTGGGAAGCTTTTCAATAAAGCTCACGAGGGTGGATGGAGCGACACGCCGAAGAAGTACAAGGAGAGCGTTTTGCCACAAGTACAGAAAAAGTCCACGCGAAAACTTGTTGCTACCTATAAGTTCCGTGACGAAAACGGAACACTCATGTATGAGAAGTTGCGATACGTAGATGAAAATGGGAAGAAGTCCTTTGGTCATCGCCGTCCAGACCCAGACATGCCCGGTGAATACATATACGACGCTAAAGGCGTGCAAAAGATTCTTTACCGACTGCCGGAAGTGTTAAAGGCTATTGAAGAGGGTGAACCCGTATGGCTTGTTGAGGGTGAAAAAGACGTTGATACTCTCGTAGCTAAGTACGGCGTGTGCGCAACAACAATGTCTAGCGGTGCTGGCCACTGGGAGTCAGAATATTCGCAAGTTCTGTCGGGGGCAGCTGTTCTTGAGATTGTTGCAGACAATGACGATGCGGGTAAAACGCATGCAATGAGTGTCGCTGCCCAAGTACGTGCGCTTGGTGGCAATGTCAACGTCTGGGTTTCTCCTCATGGCAAGGACATCACAGACCACATCAATGCTGGATATCAGCCAGATGAACTCAGCGAACTTGATTACGAAATTCCACAACAATCCGCAGAGCTTGAGTCAGAAGAGGAAGAGTCTGTCGGAGAAAGAATTCTTGATGTTGTAACTTCTGTTGTTTCTAATGGCGATTTGAGTCTTGAGCAAATGCTCAATCGCGTAAGCGTAATGCTTAGCTCGATGTCACAGAATTCTGATGACGACACTGGTCGTTTGTACAACTGGCAGAAGTTCTTAGAGGACTACAAGGACAGAGGATACGAGTGGATTATTCCGGGCTTGCTAGAGAAGCAGGAGCGCGTGATTGTTGTGGCAGCCGAAGGCGTTGGCAAGACAATGCTCGCTAGGCAGGTGGCCATTTGCTCTGCTGCTGGAATCCACCCATTCACATTTCAGCCAA